CCGCTAAGAAGTTTCGTAGGGGTTCTATGCGGACGAAGTCCGCTAATATGCGTAGTAACCCTATGCGCGGCGGATGGCGACTGTAACGTGCCCTGTTTCCACCCGTTATCGGCGTGGAAAACGGCAGCAGGGGACGTTGTTTTCTATGAGAGCGCCAGGCACGATATTGTGCGCAGCCTCACGCTGCCATGCGGTCAGTGCGTAGGATGTCGTCTTGAGCGCTCTCGCCAGTGGGCGATAAGATGTTTGCATGAGGCAAGTAGGTATACAAACAATTGTTTTGTAACTTTGACGTATAACGATGAGAACTTGCCAAGTGACCAGAGTTTGCATTATGATCATTTTCAGAAGTTCATGAAGCGCCTTCGTAAGGCGCACAGAGGCATTGACCCCGTAGAGGGTCAGTATCCGATTAGATTTTATATGGCAGGCGAATATGGCGAAAATTTTGGCAGACCTCACTTCCATGCCTGCGTTTTCAACTTCGATTTTTCGGATAAGAAGCTTTGGAAGCGGACGGATGTTGGCAGTAGAATTTATAGATCCGAACAACTTGAAAAGTTGTGGCCTTTTGGTTATTCCTCCCTCGGAGAGGTCAACTTTCAATCGGCTGCGTACGTTGCCCGTTACATAATGAAGAAGATTAACGGTAAGCAACAAGCCGAACATTATGAGTGGGTTGACCCAGACACTGGGGAGGTTTCGCAGCGTAGACCTGAGTTTAATAAGATGAGTTTAAAGCCAGGCATTGGTTTTGACTGGTATAAGGAATTTAAAGATGACGTTTATCCACATGATTTTGTTGTGGTGAACGGTAAGAAGGTTCGGCCACCTCGCTTTTACGATAAAAAGTATAAGGCCGAAGACCCGATCAGTTTTGAATGGATCGAGTATGAGCGAGAAAAGAGAGCTCGAGATCGGTATGAAGATAATACGGTTGAGAGATTGGCAGCAAAGGAAAAGGTGGCTAATGCCCGACTTTCCTTGCTTAAACGTAGTTTGTCGTGAGGAAATACTATGAAAATGTTAGTGTGTACTATCAGAGATCGTGCGGCCGAATGCTATGGTAGGCCGTTTTTTTTACCTGCTACTGGAGTTGCTATTCGTAGTTTTCAGGATGAAGTCAATCGTAATGCGCCTGATAATCAGATGTTTGCGCACCCCGATGATTTTGATTTATATGAATTGGGTATTTTTGATGATTTTGATGGTAAATTTGCTTTACATGAGACTCCGAAGCTGTTAGCGTTAGGCAAGCAGGTTAAGAGTCGTTCTTAATACAAGGGGGGTGATCTGCAAAGATCGCCCCGCAATTTGGAGATAAACGATGATGCATCGTAATAAGTCTGTAAATGTTCATCAGTTCGCTATGATTCCGCGAGCTGATATTCCTCGGTCTAAGTTTGATTCACAGAAGTCATATAAGACGACTTTTGATGCAGGTTATCTAGTGCCTGTATATGTGGACGAAGTTTTACCTGGAGATACGATCAATTTGCAGATGACGGCATTTGCCCGTTTGGCTACGCCACTGTTTCCAATTATGGATAACATGCATCTTGATTCGTTTTTCTTTTTTGTTCCAAACCGATTGGTTTGGGATAACTGGCAGCGGTTTATGGGTGAGAGAACCCCGGATCCTGACAGTTCTATAGATTTTACCGTGCCGATTATGACAAGTCCGGCCGGTGGTTATGCAGTGAATTCACTGCAAGATTATATGGGATTACCTACAGCTGGGCAGATGACTGCCCCTAATGTAATTTCCCATTGCGCGTTTTGGACGCGTGCTTACAATTTGATTTGGAATGAGTGGTTTAGAGATCAGAATTTGCAAGATTCAGCAGTTGTAGATACTGATGACGGTCCGGATAGTCCGGCCGATTATTTTTTACGTCGACGCGGTAAGCGTCATGACTATTTTACTAGTGCCTTACCCTGGCCACAGAAGGGTGATGCAGTTACTTTGCCTTTAGGCGGTTTTGCATCTGTTACTGGTAAGAATGAGGACATCACTATGAAGAATACTGGTGATGCTACAGCTCGGGTTTTACAAACTAATGTACTTGGTGACCTTGTTCTTACTACTAACGCGACTGCTAGTCAGCCAGCGCGTTGGGTTAATCCCGCGTTACAAGCGGATTTGTCGACTGCTACAGCAGTTACTATTAATCAATTGCGGCAGTCGTTTCAGATTCAGAAGCTGCTAGAAAGGGACGCCCGTGGCGGTACTCGTTACACTGAAATTATCCGTTCGCATTTTGGAGTTGTCAGTCCTGATGCTCGCTTGCAGCGCCCTGAATATCTTGGTGGTGGTAGCACTCCCGTATCTATTAATCCCGTTGCCCAAACTAGCGCCACAGGGCTTGCTGAAGATACTAGTCCGCAAGGCAATTTGGCCGCTTTTGGCACGGCTCTCGCGTACAATCACGGATTTACGTACAATGCTACTGAGCACGGGGTGCTTATAGGTTTAGTGTCGGTTCGTGCTGATTTAACATATCAGCAGGGCCTTCCACGTATGTGGTCAAGGTCTACACGTTACGATTTTTATTTTCCTGCGTTTGCTACACTTGGTGAGCAGGCAGTGCTTAATAAAGAAATTTATTGCACTGGTACAGCGGATGATGACGATGTGTTTGGCTATCAGGAGCGCTGGGCAGAGTATCGTTATAAGCCCAGCCAGATTACTGGTTATTTTCGTTCAACGGCAGCGGGTACATTAGATGCTTGGCATTTGGCCCAAGAATTTGGGACTCTGCCTGCATTGAACGATGAGTTTATTGAAGACACACCGCCAGTTGAGCGTGTTGTGGCGATTGGTGAGTCAGCAAACGGTAAGCAATTCCTGTTTGATGCGTTTTTTAATGTAAGACAGGCACGGCCAATGCCGTTGTATTCAGTGCCTGGATTGATTGACCATTTCTAATGAGTTTTTTATCTAGCCTTGGAGGGATAGTTAAGGGCGTTACTGGAGCCCTTAACCCCATTGCGCCTATTATTGGCGGCGCTTTAAGTTACTTTGGTGGTAAAGGGCAGAACGTTGCATCAGCTGAAGCAGCGCAGAGGCAGATGGATTTTCAACGTGAAGCGTCAGATACGTCTTATCAGAGACAAGTTGCTGATTTAAAGGCCGCAGGGATTAACCCTATGTTGGTGTCTAGATTAGGCGGGGCAAGTAGTCCCGCCGGGGCCATGCCGCAGTTTACTAACGTTGGAGCGGCTGGCGCTGCCGGTTTTGGTCAGGCAGCTGCTGGGTTGTCTTCAGCGGCGCAAGCTGAGAAGACCGGTGTTGAGACAGAAATTTTGTCCGAGACGGGTTTGGCTCAGGCTAAGGCTAATTTGGAAAGGACTGTTGCTGATTTAGGGTTGACCACGCAACAGACCGCGAAGGTTATTACGGATACTGAGTTGTCTGCGGCTCAGATTGTTACAGAGAGAGAGAAGCCTGCTCAGGTTCGTGCTATGGCAGAGCAATTGGTGGCTACAACGCAGACGGAGTTATTTAAGCAGATGAATTTAGAGCAACAAACGAAGTTTTTGTTTGCTCAGACTCAATACTATATGAGCAAAGCCCAGTTAGAGGCTAACCAGGTTAAAGCGGAAGCGCAGGTTAACAATTTAGGCCGTGAATTTGGTCAGGTTTCTCCTGCACTTGGTTTCTTGGGTCGTGCTCTCGAAGGTGGTGTCAATATTGGCCGTACTATTTTGAGGAGCTTTGGAAAGTGAGTCGTGTTAAGAATCCAATTACCTATGATAGGGATAAGAATAGCGATAGCGCTAAGTTTATGTTTGCTAAGCCTAGTCGTACTCAGCAACATTTCAGGGATGAGTGCGATATTAATCGTATTTTGGAGCGTTTTAACGTTACTGGTCAGCTACCTATTGGTAGCGTTCAGCCTCAGTATGGTGATTTTAGCGGGATTACTGATTATCAGTCTGCCCTTAATGCCGTAATGGCTGCTCAAGACTCCTTCCTTGAGCTGCCGGCAAAGGTGAGGGCAAGATTCGATAATGATCCCGCTCTTTTCGTTGAATTTGCCTCCGATGAGGCTAATAGAGATGAGATGAAGGCGTTGGGCCTTCTTCGTCAAGAAACCGCTCAGGCGGTTGTTTCGTCACCTAGCGAGCCTGTTTTGGGCGAGCCTGCACAGTGATCTACTTGATGTAACTGTGCTAGGTGACACCAAAAGGAGAGAAAATGATGATGCGTCGCAGATCAATGAATAAATATAAAGCCGCTAAGAAGTTTCGTAGGGGTTCTATGCGGACGAAGTCCGCTAATATGCGTAGTAACCCTATGCGCGGCGGATGGCGACTGTAACGTGCCCTGTTTCCACCCGTTATCGGCGTGGAAAACGGCAG